GTAACCTGCTAATATACCTGCCAAGCCACCAAGAATAAGTAATAAATTTACTGCTCCTTTGCCTTTGTTCATATCAGCTCTAAGTTCTTTAATTTCTTTTTTAACTTCATCCATTGATTTGAAAAGAGTTTTCATACGTTCCGCACAAACCTTTTCATGAGAGGTTAATCTAATTCCATTATGATCAACTATGTTAGAATTAGTTTTTTTAGCCATTATATTTTGTTTATTAAAATGAATTTCATAATATTAATCTATAGTTAAGCAAGTGAATATGTGGTGTGTGGAAATAATACCCACTTGCAAAAATTTTATATCACCGTTTAAACCAAGATGGAAGACCTAAATGTGGTCGCTTGTCAAATATATTATCTTTAGATCCTGGAGTTTTTCTATTGTTATAATGAAGAAATACTTGTGTACAATCCTCACCTTTAAATTCCTCTCTCCAATGTTCTAATTTACACCCAGAATAAACCAACATATCTCCTGGTTTTAAGTTAATAGATATTCCCTTTTTATTTATTTCTCCAGAAGGCTCTAAATAAATAGTCCAATCATCCCCACCTAAATTCATAGTTGTAGAAATCTCACAACTAAATCTATCTTTATGTCTTTTAAGAACATCACCTTTTTTATAAATTCTTGCATAAGTATAAGATGGATATAGTTTTAATCCTGTAGTCTTTTCCATAATGGGTTGACATTTTAACATTAAAGTTTCCATAGCAATATCAGAGTAGTTTGAATAGGTATTTGGTATTTGTTCATTATTACTTTCATATCCCCCTAACAAAACTTCATAAGGTGAAATAAACCTAGTATTACTACAAGTATCATAAACTTGTCTTTTCATCATAAAATAATTATATAAAAATAAAGCTAAATCTTTATTAATAGCTTGTTTTATAACTACATATTTATCTTTTTTAAACGACATCTTTAGCCATCTCTTTCGGTACTGCTTGAATATTCCAATGTATAAATCTAAAAGGATCAATACCATGATCTACTATAAACTCATGTTCTAAATAACCTGGAAATATAATTAAAGTTCCAGGCGTAGGTTTAAAATGAATTAACTCGCTACCATTTGTTACACCTTTTATTCCTGGTTTCATTTTTAATTTGGTAGCTCTTGCTCCAGTTCTTGGTTCGTGAAATATAGGATAAGATGTTTTATCACTACACTTTAAAAAATAAAATCCAGATACATGTTGATTCCAATGTACGTGTGCAGAATGTTGACCACCACCATTTTTACTAAATTCTTGTACCCATAACTCACTAAACATGGTTTGGTATTGTTTCATATCATAACCATGATGATCTAAAAATTCCCATGACTTTTCACCAATGTAATTTCTAAAATCTAAAAAATCATTATCTTGTGTTAAGGGTGTTGAGTGATGTGAAGAACCAAAATCTTTAGTATCTTTTATTGTTTTTTTATTTTTTAACCTAGCATCTTTGATATATTTATTACTTGCTTTAGTTAAAGATTTTAAAAATTCTGGTTTTTGTTCTGACCAAATTGGTGTGCTAAAATAATTATTAATATACATATTATTTAAAGGGGTAGCCTAAATTCCAAAGAACTAATGAATACCTTGTTCCTTTTATTACAGGTTTAACTCTATGCCAAAGAAAAGAAGGAAATACAATGATAGATCCTTTAGGTAATATTTCTTTTGCTTGTTTTAAATGTTTAATTTCTTCTCTCATGTGTGGATCATAGTTTCTAAAATCAAATTCTAACTCACCACCTTCATATTCTGATCCGTCTGTTAGTTGACATGTGACAGATAATTTTCTAATTTTACCATGTTCTTCTGTGTTTGGTTTATCATAAACTTGCTCCCAACTATCACAATGCCAATCGTAATATTGATTATGTTTATATTTTGTAAACTGACAAGATTCAGATCTATCCCATTCAAAATTCCAACCAGCAGATTTATTAGCTTGATTTATATAAGGGTGAATTTCTTTATAAATCCAAGTATCATTTAACCAAGTAATGTCTGAATTTCTTTTTCTTTTTATATTTTTAATTTGATCTTTAGTTAATTCTTTATCTTCATAACCACCTGTTCTAGCTATAGTTTCTTTATTATTTAATCCATGTTTAATAACATCATCACAGAATTTAGGTGTTAACGCAGATTTAAAATACCAATAATAATTAGATAAATTCATAAGTAATAGTTTGAATAAAATTTAAAGAATCTTTCTGATTGTTTGTGATGTAATACATATTGGTAGAGGGAAATATAATGAACATATTATTCTTTAATTCTATATCCCAACTTCTACCTTTTCTTCTGTTATCATCATAGTTAATTCTAATTATACAACCTTTAACTTTAACACCATAAAGTAAAGTATAATCAGGTGAGTTTCGAAGATCTACTGGATCTATATTTAATAGAGGGAGACTTAATTGTTGAGGTTTATAAATATTACCCCATGTTTTTTTATTAATTAAATTAATATTATATTCAAGACCAATATAATCTCTTATATAAGTATTTAACATATCCCAAGTTCTTGAGAATGGAAATTCTTTATTATTAAAAGTAGATTTTAAAATATTGTTGGTAAGTTTTTCTTGGTCTATTTCAAAACCTTTTGGCATATTAATATCACCATAGAATAAACTCTGTTCTGTTAAAACTTTTTTTTTGATTTCCACACTAAGTATAAAACAATAATATTAACTATTTGTCAAATCCCATTTTTGGTTTTCTTCATTCCAGTTGTAAAACCAGTTATGAGTTTCATCTGTATTTTCAGCAGTTTGTTCATCAGTTAATGCTGGAGGATCCCCAATAGGTGACTTCCAAGAAGCTGATTCAATATGTTTTACCCAAGAAGCATGAGGTTTTTTAGACCAGAAGATTTGATTATCTTCATCCCAAGTATAACCAACCCCAGCATAGTTTCCTCTAAATGCAGTTCCACCATTTTTGTGTATTCCACCATAAGTATTGTAAGATGTTTGAATCCACATCTGTGCAGACCAATTATTATGTGTCTCTAAATATTGTTGACCTACAGATTCATCTTCAACGCCGTCAGCGTTCAACATATCACCATTATTCAAAGTGAGTACTTGAATAACTTTATTATTAGAGCCTAGTTTTGCAAAATGTGCCATAATTATTTTCCTTATATCTTATTTATTGTTTATTATAAATACCATATTTATTATTGAAATTTGTACCTTATTATAACGATTCCTGAACCGCCTTCTGTAGTAGAATTTAAACCTGCTCCTCCTCCACCTCCCATATTAGCTAATCCAGCGGTATTATTTCCGCCATTACCGCCTCCTCCTACACCTCCTGGTCTAGTGCTATTAGGTGATGTTGGGTGATTACCTCCACCTCCTCCACCTGCAAAATATCTTGTTGATCCTACTGGCCCTGGTTCTCCGTAAGTTGGTGCTGTTGGTCCAAAAAAAGTGTCTGGAATAAAAGAACCATCTCCACCAGGTCCCCCAAATCCACTCGATTTAGCATTTCCATCTTCACCGGCTCCACCACCGGCACCTCCTCCATTATTTGTTGATCCTAAAGTTCCACTACCTGTAGAACCATCATTTCCTTGCGGTGGACTTACAGGAGGTGTATTTCCTGCCCCTCCTGGGAAAGAACCATCACTTCCTATACCTCCACCACCAGATCCTCCCGAAGCTCCTGTTGGACCATTTTCGCCTCCTCCACCACCACCTCCACCAGTAGAAGTAATTGCAGAAAAACTTGAATTTGAACCTGATTCTCCATCTCCTCCTCCACCGGCACCAATCGTAATAGGGTAATCTATTGTTGAAACTGTTAAACCCGATACAGGAGATAATAAAGAATTAGGCGTACAGTAAGTAGAAGATGATCCTCTAAAACCTCCTGCACCTGCACCACCATCTAAACCACCTGATCCGGCTCCTCCTCCTCCTGCTACCACAAAATAATCTACAATATTTGAACCAGCAGGAGTACCTGCAGCTGAAACACAAAAAGTTCCAGGTCCTGTAAATGTATGAATTTTGTAATCTCCAGAACAAGTAATTGTTCCACCTGTTGCTACAACATAATTATTAACAAAAGCATTAGAACTATTTCCGGTATCTGTTGTAATCCATCCTTTAGTAGCATCTACATAAACTAATGTTATAGAAATTCCTTCTTGATCTATTACAAAATCTTCAGCATTACCTTCTATATTGGAACTGTTTCTTGCTAAAGTTATATTATTTGTTGCTGCTGTTCCTGCATAATCTGAAACACCTACCACAGTCCCTGCTGAAGGAGATGAGGGTAATGTAACACTAATTGCTGATGAAGTTGTATTGACAAAATATCCTACACCACTTACTGCTGTGAAATCTCCAGTCTTTGCAGTTGTGTCCCAAGTGACCGCTCCTATATTTTCAAAAACTCCTTGGTCCAACATTGTTGTTCCACACGATACTACTCCCATTATAAATCTCCTTTTATCTTAGATAAATTAATTTTAAATTTTTCTCCAGATATATTATTAATCATAAATATATCATTTTCACCTTCTTGTAAAGTCCAATTACCTTTAGTTCCATCTACTGTATTTCCTTTAGTTTTTGCTTCATTGGATAAATGTAAATCTCCAGTATATAAATTTCTCCATACATTACCAGATGCACCTAAGTCATATGTATCATTTGCTCCTGGTACAATATTTCCTGTAGCAGCAATAGTCCCTGAAGTAATAGCCCCTGCAGTTATGTCTCCTAAATCTGCTGTAATATCTACGATATTAGTTCCATCAGAATATAAAATTTTATATCCTTTATCCGTTGCAGACCAAGTAGCACCTGATCCAGAAGTTGTTTTAAATGTTACAGTGTGCGCACCCGATGTTGCATTTTCTACCATGTATGTTTTTTCAATTGAATCAGGGATTACAACATCAACGTTTGATGTAATAGTTCCTGTTAATCTTAATATTTGGTTTTTACCGTTAGATAAGACACCATTTGAAAAAACTAAAGTTGCACCTGTTGTTGCATTTAAACCTACAGCATCATAACCACCAATTGCTTGTTCAAGAATTAGTAAGTTAGTATTTGTAAATTGTCCCCAAGTACCTGAATTTTCTCCAGTTGCTTGAACAGTTAATTTTAGATTAGCTGATGTTGAATTGGCCATATTATAAATTCCTTAATATCTTATTATATTTATATTTTGCATGAAAATCAAGCTACTTCTTTCCAACCCGGAGGGTCAATAGGTGCATTTCCTGTATCTACTTCACTCCATATAATGTTTTGTATACTTCCTTCTGCCATTGTCATTTCAATTCCTGTTAATATAGCTAATGAATCAGGAGCTGTAGCAGTTCCTTCTTGCATAGTTAGGTCAAAACCAGATAAATCTATTAAGCTATTAGCATCTGCAACTGCTGTTCCAATAGCTACTGTCATAGCATTTCCCGTTAAACTAACATTAGCGTCTGCTCCTACAGTAACATTATCTTCCTGCATAGTCAGGTCAAAACCAGATAAAGTTAAATTAGCGTTAGCTGTAGTAGTAACACTACCTTGAGCCATAGTCATTTCTATGCCTGTTACATCTTCTGTTACAACATCAGTGAAAGCTTGAGTTGTACCTTGAGTTATTGTTAATGATTCACCTGTTAAAGAAACATTTCCAGTTCCAATTGTAGAAACTGAATTTAAATCAGCAGATAAAGTTTGACCTGTTGGAAATACTTTAACTACTACAAAGATATCAACATTACCTTCTGTAATAGTTATATCTTGACCCGTTAAAGGAACTGATACATCAATAATAATATTTGGAGATGTTTCTGCTATAGTAAGTTCTTGACCTGTTACTTGAACAGCAATACTTTGTGATCCAGTTGCAGCAAAAGGACTTTCTGCAAAAGCTGTTATTCCAAAAGCCATGACTTTTTAAATTTCCTCTAGCTTAAACTTATATTTTTTACCAGATTTATTATTTAGTATGTAAAGATCTTCAGCACCCTCTTGAATAGTCCAGTTACCTTTTGTGCCATCAACTTCATTACCTTCTTTTTTTGCTTCATTAGATAAATGTAAATCACCTGTGTAGATGTTTTGCCAAACATTACTTACAGCTCCTAAATCATAAGTATCATTAGTTCCTGGAACTACATCACCAGTTACAGTTAAAGTAGAACCATCAAAAGTCATGTTCGCTTCTGCATTTTGTGCGTCTGTACCAGTTGCAGTAACAATTCTGTTGTTAGAACCATTAGTCATAAAGTCTGATACATCAACAG